GTTTTTTCGATGGCTTCATCTTGACCGATAATATTATCTTTTAAGATTTTATCCAAGTTCAATAGTTTTTTATTCTCTTGACTGGATAATTTACTCAAAGGTATACCTGTCATAGTAGATATCACGTCACAGATTTCTTCAACACCAATCTCAGTCTTTTTTAAATCTAAAGATTTCTCCCAATCAGCCGTTGCCGTTTCCAAAGCTTTATCCAATTTAACCTCCTTATCTCGTAGCTCAGCTGCTTCTTCATACTTCTGTTTATGTACAACATCTAACTTCTGTTTGATAAGGACATCTCTTTCCGCTTCAAGCTTCTTAATATGTTCAGGTTTTTCGTGGTTGATGTTAGCAGCAGCGCCAGCCTCATCCAGAATATCAAAAGCCTTATCAGGTAAAGCCCTATCTGTGATATATCTATCAGCCATCTTAACACACTCCTCTATCGCATCATCGGTATATTTCACTTTATGATATTTCTCATAGGTACCCTTAACATTCTTAAGAATTGTTATCGCTTCTTGGACAGTGGGTTCATTGACCAATACTTGTTGGAACCTTCTGGTCAAAGCACCATCTTTCTCGATATTTTCCCTGAATTCATCCAGAGTGGTGGCACCAATCACTTGTATCTCGCCATTGGCCAGAGCTGGCTTGAAAATATTTGAGGCATCAAGACCTCCATTGGAATTACCTGCGCCAACTATGGTGTGTAACTCGTCCAAGAATATGATTATATCTGGGTTCTGTTTAAGTTCATCCATGATGGCTTTCATCCGTTCCTCGAATTGGCCCCTATACTTTGTACCTGCGACAATCGATGTCAGGCTGAGCGACAATATTCTTTTCTTTGCTAGGATTCTGGGTGCTGTACCATCGTGAATCATTTTTGCGATACCTTCAACAATTGTGGTCTTACCCGTCCCCGCATCTCCAATCAATATTGGATTTCTCTTCTTACGTCTGGCTAAAATCTGTGTAACCCTTTTAATTTCTTTTTCTCTACCTATGACAGGGTCGATTTCTCCCTTTTCAACAGCGGCTGTCACATCACGACAGAAACTGCTCAGTGCAGGGGTGTTTTTAGGTGTTGGTTTTTTAGCTTTATTACCGTTCGATGGTTTTTCATTATCCATGGTATCATCAAATTCACCAGCGGTCATAGCTTGTTTAAACCCTTTATAGGTGAGATTGAACTTTGTCAGTACGCGATTTATCTTCAATGATGGGATATTGAGCACCGACATCATAAGATGCGAAGTATCAGCTTTGATGTCACCTAACCAAGCGGCTTCGTTATCCACCGCATCAAGAACTTTCTTAAGTTCTTGGCTTATTTTAATATTACCGTGAGTTACTTTAGGTGTAAGATTGCTATTATATACTATTTCATATAATGTGTCGTGGAGTGTGTTGGTGTCGACACCCATTGATTTTATGATGTTTATCGCTTTGTTATTCTGGTCTATGATTAAGTTCAAGACCACATGTTCAACCTTTAATTCTTGGCTGTTATTATTGATAGCATCAGCTTTTGCCGCATCCATCACCCTAGTTAATTCACTGCTAATATTATCTTTCATGCTTTATTTTTTTTTTAGTTATTACGCTAGCAAAGGTACATTAATTTTTCCATTCACATAGCACTTTCTTTTTATTGAAAATTACGTATCTTTGATAAAAAGTAAACTAACATGGACTATATTGGATTCGGAGATATCGAAATTAAAAAATTAGGTGATTGTGGCGGTGTAGGCTGTTCTTCATGCAACTGCAATGTTGAGGTGTATAATGATTATAAACTTTATGTGACATGTTCAATGATTGTATTGGTTCCTCAAGATCAATCTGATGTTATCATATTACCAATGGTCGATAATAATATACATAACATAAGGCTTAAAAGATCGGGATTATGATTTTAAGAAGAGACGTTAAAGGTAATCAAGTTACCGCATACTATAACTCAAGTAACATATTGAGTTCAATATATGACACCAATAATAAAACGTTGGAGGTCGTCTTTAAGAGGGGTGCCAGATATCTGTATGAGGGTGTGGATAACGTGGATTATATGAGGTTTGAGTTGGCCGATAGCCAAGGTCAAGTTCTTAATTCACATATAAAAAAATACACCTTTACTAAGTTGGATGTCATTGAATCCAAAAAGCTTGAGGAAGATGTCGACAAATTTAAGGAACTTGAAATTCAGAACGTGGTCACTGGTGTGATTGACAGGCTATTAACCATAATATCAAGTAGCGATGAACATTCGCCAGATACGTTAAATAGAATTATCAAAGAGTGTGAAAAAGGTTTGGAAATCACAGAAAAATATGTTTGAGGAACCAGATTGGTTTGAGGTTCTTGGAGATGATATGACCTCAATAATAGTTGTGTTCATAGTTATTTGTTATATTTTCTTAGGTGGTATATTTTTTTTTCTATGATTGATATTTATCAAGAAAAAAAGAATGTTTACACCAGACCATCTACACATACTTGTTAAAGGTACTTGCCATAATCCACCAACTGAAGTAGACAAGTTAAATGATTGGTTTATTAGGTTGGTTAACAGAGTCAGGATGGTAGTTGTCGCTGGCCCGACATCAGTATATGTATCTGAAGAAGGTAACGAGGGGTTGACAGGTACGGTAACATTGGCCACAAGTCACGCGTCCATACATATTTGGGATAAGAATACACCACCTATGTTTCAATTCGATTTGTATTCATGCAGTTGTTTTGATTCAAAAGAGATTATCGAACATTTAAATGAATTTGAGTTGATATCAGCAGAATGGATGCTGATAGATAGAAATGATGGTTTTAAGATAATAGAAGCTGGCAGATGTTGAAAAATGAATTGGGGAGGTTGCATATAGCATTCTGGCTGTTAAAGGATATTTTCTGGTGTTTTGGGCTAACTAAATTAGCTGTATTCATGATAATACCAACTTCAGTCATAGCGTTATACATGCTCATCAGTGAGAAGGATAATCAACTTGAGAACGGCATTCTAACCTCTTGGTTATCGCTTAATATATTCTGGATGTTACATGAATTGGTTGAGTTTCCGCTGATTTTCATATATCCACCAATATTGATAGGTTTGGTGATGACAGGTTATCTGATGAAAGAAGTTATAGGTAACATCTTGAAAAAATGGAGGAGCTAAATGAACTCCCTATAGAGCCGATTGATGAGGAATTAATATCAGAGTCGGATAGCCGAGATAAGGAATTTATTGACGGATGTGTATTCACGCCTACTTCGGATGGTGATATTTGTTTTTAGCATATTTATAATAAAATAATCTAGACATGTCGGCTTTTCACGGAGTACCTTCAATCATACACCCAGCCAGTGGTGCAACTTTAAGCGCCTATACATATTTTCATGTATATGTCGGTACAGGTGGTGGTTCAGCGACAGTGAATGGTATACCGTTCATACTGTCCGAAGCTTCAACCATACAGATAATGATTAACTCAATATCTGATGTCGTGGGTAATATATATCTATTGGGCGTTCCTATCAATGTGTTCCAAGGTACACCGACATTAAGTGGTTATATACCGCAGCAACTCACTATGCCTAACCCAGTTAACGGTACATTCACCATATATGCTGGTGAAACATATACAGTTAATGGTAACTTGACTGTTAATGGTACTTTGGTTATCGAAGCTGGCGGTACATTGATTATAACAGGTGGTACAATAATAAATAATGGTACCGTTAACAACAGTGGTACAATAATTTTCAATTAATTATCATTTTGGTGATATCTGCATATTTATTATTATAAAATATAGATATGTCAAGTTTTCACGGTATACCACCAATCATACACCCAGCTAGCGGAGCAACGCTTAGCGCATACACATATATGAAAATATACGCTGGAACAATTGGCGGTACCGCGACAATAAATGGTACATCGGTGAGTTTGGCGGCAGGTAGTCATTTTGACATCATGATTAATAGTATATCTAGCGTTAGTGGAGATATTTACTTATTGGGTGTACCTATCAATGTTATGTTAGGAACGTCTATAATAGGGGGCTATGGAGGCCCCGTAGCTTAAAACAATAAAAAAATGAAAAGAACAGCAATTAAACCAACAGGTCTTAAGGGTAAAGAACAAATGGACAGAATCATGGAACTCATGAATCAGACCCCCATTAAAGAGAACGTTGACCGTTCGGTAATTGAGTTAACTAAACTTGGCCCTGATGGTAAAGTATATGGTATTGTAAGAGAAAACCATGAATACTATATTAAAATCGCAGAGAACTCTACTAATCTTACAAAAGAAAGTTTCGATTATATAGGTGGACTTAAGAATAAAAAATCTTTTGTTTATCCATCTTACGCAAAGGCTATCAAGCAATTGAATCTAAAATTCATGTCACTGTGTGAATCACTCGGTATCAAGTCTGATGCTAACATGTTCATAAATGATAAACTTGTATCAGAACATCACCCTTATAAATCTGACCAGAAACTTTCCGCTACAAAGGGTATGGGTGATAGCCAAGAGTATGTTGTTGATAAGGCGGGTAAAGCTTTGTCATTTGACAGTAAAGAAGGTAAAGCTAAGGACGGTTTCGGTGATAACGTTGCCGATAAAGATGTTATCGATGAGTTTGAAGATGTTAAATTGACTGAAAATGAAATGCGCATCAATAACATTCTCACAGGTAAAGGTAAAGACGTTGTGGTTAAGGAAGGTAACATCGTTGTAAAACAACCAATGAGTCTGCTTTCTACACTTGAAAAACTGGATGAGGTTGTTTCAGTTGTTACTGGCGAAAAGAAAAAACAAAAATTGTCAGAAGCTGAAGAAATCCTACAGTCACTTTCAAAAGAAGAAATCATGTCAATTCTTGAGAATATGACAGTAAAAAAAAAACTCTGAGCGAGACTAAGGCTGATGGTATGTCAACAGGGTTATTCTCTGAGGAAGAGGATGATTACTTACTTGACGAAACCAAATATAAACTTAAAGTTGATGCACCTAAGTCAGATGCACAACCTGAACCTACACCTGAGCCTGACTTCGGTGGTGAGATGGACTCTGAACCAGACTTTGGTGCTGATGAAGCTCCGAAAGACGATAACCCTTTTGATAAAGAACCTTTTGATGCTGGGGTTGAGGTTGACGAAAAAGAAGACCCGAAAAAATTCATACAGCAGTTAGCTGGTAAAATAGGTCAGTCTTTAAGAGAATATGAGAAAGAATTGGGTAGCCCTGATTTTGAACTTGAAAAGTTCGTCATTAATTCTGTGATATCAGCTACAAATACTGCTGATATGGATAAAGATGACCAAAAAGATATCATTGATAAGGTTGAGACCAGTGGGTCTGGTAAAGACTCGGATGCTGATGAAGAATCTGAAGAAGAAATCGAAGTTGATGCTGAAGACGATACTGAAGAACCTGTAGAAGAAATGTCATTAGGTGATGATATCGAAGAGATTTTCGCTGAGTGGTCAAAACCAATGCAAATAAAAGAAGCCGTAACCGTTTCTGAAGGTCTTAAATATCATTTGGACAATAGGATATCTTTGGGTGAATCTGTATTCAGATATGGTTCTGAGAAATATATTAAACTCATTAAAGAAGTTAAATCACTGTATAAGGCTGGTATTATTTCTTTGAATGAGAACGATGAATTCATTGTTAATAGCGCAACACCAAGCGTTGCTTTCGTTGATGGAAAAGAAATAGTCTTGAATACCATTTATGAAGAAGAAGAGTCAGATGAAATCATGTCTGAGGACGAAATGGTTCAAAACTTACCTAGTTTCGCCCAGATTGCAGCTTTAGGTGTACCAGTGTTGGCTTATATCGTAAGAAACATACTTAAAGGTAACGAAGAAGAAGCTAAAAAAGTCCTTAATAAAGAACTAAAGGATAAAAATCCAGATTCAGTAAATGAAGCATTGAAAGGTATTAAAGGCATCATTAAAGAGGCTGAATACAAAGGTAAGAAAGTAGAGTTGAATAAACCCAAAAGAGGTGGTTCAAAGAAATTCTATGTATATGTGAGAGACCCCCAATCTGGTAATGTCAGAAAAGTCTCTTTCGGTGCAAAATCTGGTGGTGGAAATCTGGCTGTTAAATTAAGAGACCCAAAAGCTAGAAAAGCATTCTCAGATAGACATAATTGTCCAGAAAAGACAGATAAAACAACCGCAGGATACTGGAGCTGCGCCTTGCCAAGGTTCGCTAAGAGCCTTGGTTTGAGCGGGGGTGGTCGTTATTGGTAATAATAACAAAGAATGTATATAAACTATGAGTTATTTAATCGCAAATTTACCACCGATACAATGTTTCGTAAGAAAGGAATTTCTCTATGACTTCCAAAGTGGTCATGGTGAATACGAGCCTTGTTATTGGGTGTCGGTAAAATCGATTAAGGGTAAGGCTTTATATATTGAAAGCCTGTTGACTAAATATGGTGCATTGTATGATAAGTTACCGATATCAGCATATGTGTGGAAAACTGATTTAAATATAGGTGAATTATTACCCTTAGATTATATTGAGATATGGGACGCTTTTTCTTATCACATATCCGTGTTAACCAAAACAACGTTAAGTAACTTAAAATGTAAGGTACTTATGAAAGATAAAAAACTATATGATGGTTCATATATATTCACCATAGATAGTTGTCACAGCGAACCTAATGAGTTGAATGTTTCTTTATCTGAAACACCTAACGAACATAAAAGTTTCAATATCATAAAATTAGATAATGGGCAATTTGCCGCCCAACCTAACAATAGGGTGTTATTCTATGACCAATCGTTAACACCTAATGGTGTTACGATACCTGATTTTAAAGTGTCTACCAATAATTTTTATTGCGAGGACGGCCTTAAGTGGACATCAGGTGATAAAGATGACTTTTTTTATAAAATAGAAAAAAAATAATATACAATTAAACTAATGATTATGAAAAAAATAATATTGGAGTCATTAAGAAACCTATCAGAAGGTGATAATAAACATGTCAACTACATGTTTTTTCAAAACCTTAATACTATTAAGGAAGCGGTAGATAGTATGTTGGCGATGGACCCATCAACATTGGATACTATTATCACAAATGGTCACGATTGGGCTGCTGACCATATATCAACATCAAAAGACGATGTTGAGGAGGTATATAATTTCTTTAAAAACAAAATATCAGATGTCCAAAAGTAATAGACCATATACACAGGAAATACTAGAATCTGGTATCATTAAACGAGTTTTTGATGCTAATACTGATTCTCATGAATTGACTTGGCACAAGGATAAAAAAGACCGTCTTGTAACGGTCGTTAATGAATCTGATTGGATGATTCAATTTGATAACGATTTACCTAAGAAATTAATTATAGGTGAATCAGTTATCATACCTAAAGAAACATACCATAGAGTCATTAAAGGCGATAGCAACTTAGTAGTTGAAATCCAAGAATTCGACTCATTGGATGAGGCTAAGAAAAAAGGTAAGGGTAAGAAAGACGCTTGCTATTATAAAGTCAAAAGTAGGTACTCGGTCTGGCCATCGGCCTACGGGTCAGGTGCCTTAGTTCAGTGCAGAAAGGTGGGTGCTAAGAATTGGGGTAATAAATCTGAGGGTTTGGAAGAAGGTGAATCTGATGTTAATGAAGTATCAGATTATATGGCTTACATGTTAACGTCATATCGGGATATCCGAGTTGTCATGTCACATGAGGAAAAAATAAATTTCAGACCAACTCCCATAGACAAACAAAAAGTCGGTTCAAAACCTATAGGTTTTTGGTACGGATTTGGGGATTCTTGGGTAGAATGGGTAAAAAGTGAAATGCCTGACTGGGAAACAGACCACATCCATATTGTTAAGATTAATAAGAATAGAGTGCTAAGGATTAGTTCTTATGATGAATTAGTGGCTTTCACTAATGAATATGGTAGTCAGATTAGTGGTATGGGTCCAAATTACGTATATATTGATTGGGTTAGGGTGGCTGAAAAATATGCTGGCATTGAAATAAACCCATATATCAATAAAGCTAGAATGTCGATGATGTGGTATTATCCTTGGGATGTTGCCAGTGGGTGTATCTGGGGTGAAGATGGTATCGTGTCGATTGAACTTTTCGATGAGAATGATGACTATGAGAATTACCCAAGCGTGGTTGATGAGAACACATATGAAGTTTATGATAATTTATCAGAAAAAACCGATTATTCAAAAGAAAAATCAAAAGGTTTACATGGTTGGTTTGAAAGACGTGGCGGTGAGGGTTCTCAAGGTTGGGTAGATTGTAATACATGTAGAAAAGACCCAGATACTGGTAGAAAAAAATGCAAACCTTGTGGTCGCAAAGAAGGTGAGGAAAGGGCCAAATATCCATCTTGCAGACCGACACCATCGGCTTGCAAAACAAAAGGTAAAGGAGAAAAATGGGGTAAGAAAAGCGAAAATACCGTATCTTTGATAAAAAATATGTTGAAAGAATTTGTTGAATCAGAAAAAATTGATGAGGTGATTGGTATTTATAGATACGAGAAGGATGAAAGAATGAGTGAACCTGCTATTGTTGAGCCAGAGGTTAAACCAGATGTGGAAAGAACCCCTAAACGCAAAGTTGGTGATTCACCTTTCACACCTCCAGCAACAAGACCTAGTACAAAACCTAAAGCAAGCAGATGAAACTAATATACATAAATAAAGTCGGTAAGGATTGGGATGGTAATACCATGTATGAATTCATATTCTCCGATACCACGGAAGGTGTCGATGGTGAATATTGGGACACATACCCAGCAAGCGGTCAACCTGAGCCACCAGATAAGCAATATATCGATGCCGTAGGCAGAATTGAAACTGATGAGTTCTCTTTGGTGTGTATACAAGACAGTGATACGTTCTCAGTTTGGGATTCAGTTGACGGTGTTGTGGCTATGGCTTGGGAAGACATCACGGATTATGATGAATACCCTGAGAATAGACTTAAATTCTTCTTTGGTGATGACTTGAAATCAGTTAATGATAAGTTATACGCCAAAGACATAATAATTGAATGGAAATATAAGAAAAATGAAGTACACTAACGACATATTAAAAAAGTTGCATGAGGCATCTAGTGAGCCTTTAACATCTAGGATTAACAAATCTGCTGATGAAATAAAGAATGCTTACGATTCAACTGTAAGTAAGATGAAATCATTACCAAATATAGGTGACACTGAAGCTGGTGAACTGTCCTCAGCAGCTATTTCAAGCGCAGTTAAGAACGAAGGTTCAAATATTAATGAAGTCGGCCCAGAAAAGGTTCATACGGTTAAATTCGATAGGTGTGTTGCGGATGTTAAGAAGAATAGCCCTGATGTTGACCCCTATGCTGTATGTCAAGCCTCTTTGGGAGCATCAGCAATAAAGAAATCCCACAGACGTAAACCAGAAGATGATTACGTGAGAACTAATGAAGTTAAAGATATTAAATCTATTGAAGATATAGAAGCTTCTGAAGAGGATTATGAAGATTTTTTAAAAATAAAAACAGATATGGAAACAAATGAACAACTTTCACCGAAGGTCAATAAGAAAATGGCTTTATTGAGAATAAAAGATAGTCTTGAGGATTATATGGATATGTTCAGCAGACAAATGGATGATGATGAGCTTAGAAGAGTAGCTGATGCAATACGCTCATTGGTGTCAGTCATTAATCTTTCTGAGTCAAAAATTAAAATCACCAAAGGTCAGCTTGGTGCGCTTATTGAAAACGTTAAAAAAGAAAAGAAGTAATCATGTCAGATAACAGATATACCAAATTGATACGTAAGGCCTTGAATCAGTCATCTGATAAAGGTATGTTATATGAGGGTTTCGGATACCCAGAACATATAACCGAACGTATGCACCCAGATATTGAGGAGGCTATTAAGAATAGAAAAACCTCAGTCGGTGACCACCCAGCATTACCTAGGACTGGTGTTAGAGCATACGACCATAAACTTCTGTTGGATAGATTCTTAGAAGTGACCAATGCTTGTAAAGAAGCCTTCGATGTCAATCAAATCGATGAAGTTACTTTAGAAAATATAACCAAAAACACAGGTAAGTTATTGTTGGGTTGCATGGAGTCTGAAAGAAAACATAGACCGATGCTTGAACAGATGGCAATAGAAACTGTGATGGAAGATTATGGTATATCAGAAGACCTGATTGAATTCGATGCTAAATTGGTTGATGAACTAACCATGAGTAAACAACTGACCAGAGAATTTGAGGACGAAGAGTTCTCTATGGAGTTTGATAAGGCCGAGGATATGGATAATGCCGAGGGTGAAATCATGAAGAGGAGATTTGTCAACGCTATGGTTCAAGGTGGTGCAAATAAATGTAATCATATGTATCATATGAAGAACAAAGAACTTATGGATATTGACCCCACATTACTGAATAAGTATAAGAAACTTATGGCGTTCAATGATTATCTGTACTTCACAACCCCTAAACCAGACAGTAGCACCCCAGCAGGTGTTGTTAATGTGAATTACACTGATGACGGTAGAATTAAAATATCCGCTGAAGCTCTTATTTTCCCAGTACTTATACACGAACTGGTTAAGGGTGTGTTGGAGGCAATATCACTGCACGGTTTCACTGATAATGAGAAACTTAACGAGTTCGTTGTCTCTCAAGCCGATTTCATCGCAGCTGAACCTTGGGATTTAAGAATGGGGCCAGCCCTATGGGGTAGAATGTTATCATGCATGCCACCAGAAGACCATAACATGAAACATCATGTGTTCCATAATCTAGTTAAGAAACCTGTTAATGAGTTCAATTCTTGTATGAGAGAAATCATGGTAGGTACTAAAGAAGGTAAGAAAATCGTATCTGAAATCATTAATGAGGTTAAGGAAAATATGGAACTTGATGCTTTGGAAGAAGAGCTTAATTCAGAGGTAAATTCAGCTAAAGAACGCACAGTCGCTGAACTTAGAGCCGCTTTAAAGTCAGGGATGCAAGGGCTTATAGATAGGATGGAAAACTAATATTCTCATTATCAGCATATTTATTGTTAAAGAAACAATAATTTATGCTTACTGCAACTGAGATATATAAGGAATACGCCAATTGTCTTGTCGACCCGATTTATGTAATTGAGACGTATTTTAAAACGTTTGATAAAACAAGAAACGGTTATGTACCGTTTAAATTATTCCGCAAACAAAAAGAGATTGTAAAATCTCTTAAAGACCATAGATTCAATATAGTAGCCAAACCTAGACAAGCAGGTGTATCCACAACTGTGGCGGCTTCTAGCTCAGTTCTATTGGGTTTCGCTGACGAGAATAATCCAGAGGCTATATTGATTGTAGCTAACAAACAGGATATGGCCTTTGAATTCTTGGCTAAGATAAAATATTTCTTAGACCAATTACCTAGGTGGGTTTGGGGTCCAGATTATTACGGCACACCTGAGAAGGAAAAAAAGAGCATCTTCAGTTCTGACTCAAAAAAAGAAATCAAGTTACCTAACGGTTGTAGGGTAAAGGCTGTTGCGACATCACCAGACGCGCTTAGAGGTTATACACCTACAGTTCTTATTATGGACGAAGCTGCGTTCATTGACGATGGTAAAGATTTATTTGGTGCAGCGCTTACCGCTTTAGGTACTGGAGGTCGGGCCATACTCATTTCAACCCCAAATGGCCTCGATGAATTATATTATGAAACCTATGATTTAGCTTTAAAAAAACAAAATAATTTCAATATAATTGAAATGAGATGGTACCAAGATGACCGATATAACATAGGTCTAAAATGGTATAAATACACCGATAAGGATAAAAAAAACAAAGAGGTTATTGATGAGGAGGACTTCACCTTTGAATCATATGATAAAAAGTTAAAGGACGGCTATAAACCAACATCACCTTGGTATGAGGAGATGTGTCGTGGTATGAATAATGACCCTCGTATGATTGCCCAAGAATTGGATGTTTCCTTCTTAGGTTCTGGGGGTAATGTCATATCTGATGAATATATCGAGCATCATAAAAATAAAAATGTTAAAGACCCAGTATTCTTAAGTGGTCGAGAAAGTGAATTGTGGATATGGGAACAACCTATTGAGGGTCATGAGTACATTTTAGGTTGTTTACCTCCAAATGAAAAAGTGTTGACAGATAGAGGGTTAATCAATATAGAAGATGTTGAACTTAACGATAAGTTAGTTTGTGAAAATGGTGATTATGTTAATATTATTAACAAACAAATATACCCTGTCGTGAATGAAGATGTATATGACATCAAAGTAGATAACACGTTTAGAAGAACTAGATTCACAAAAGAACACCCCATTTTAATCAGTAAACCCGTATTAAAACGTAATTATGATAAACAACATAACATTTATAGGTTTAATGAAAGATATTGGGATTTCGATTTTAAATATAAAAAGGTCGGTGAAATAGAAGTCGGTGATTGGGTTAAAGTACCTAACATATACGATAAAAAGCTTGATGGTGCTTTAGACGATAAATGGACTATATCTGCTAATACTAGATATGATTTTGATATAAAATCACCATTAAACAATCCTGAATTTTGGTGGTTTATTGGGTTATGGTTAGGTGATGGGTGGTTGAGTCAAAGAAACCATCATTACAGTATAAGTGTATGTTTTAATTCTAACGATGAATATTATTTGGATAAATTAGATAACCTGATTGATAGGTTATTTAATAGAAAAGCTTCATTTGTTGATAAACAAAATAATACATATAACCTAATTTTCACCTCTAAATTTTTATATCATTTTTTACTTGAAAATTTTGGTAGGTATTCACATGGTAAAAAAATATCGGAATGGGTGAAATATATCGATAAAAAACATAAAATAGAATTAATTAAGGGTTATTTAGCTAGTGATGGTTGTTGGTTAAAAACCGATAAAAAAGGAAAAACTAATTCTAAGGTTTCTTTTACGTCCGTAAATTTAGAATTGTTAGAAAGTTTTCAAGATATTATATTTTCATTAGGTATCGTATCATCTTTGAATAAGTTGAGGAGTGCTAAAAAACATATAATTGGAGGTAGAACTGTTAGTGTGAAACAAGCGTATAGTTTAACATTAGCAAACCAAGATAGTTTAGATTTGATAAATCTATTAAATAACGACCCCTTAGACCCAAAATTAAATAAGTTCGATATAAATCAATTTGAAACTAAAAATAATAGGATTATAAGTTCTTGTCATTTTAGTAAAGATAAAAAATTTATTTATTTTAGAGTAAAAGACATTGTAAAAGAAACTTTTACTGGAAATGTGTATAATTTTGAATGTGACACACATACGTTCATGTGTCACCATATAACAACGCATAACTGTGACGTATCTAGGGGAGATGGTGAAGATTATTCTACATTCACCGTTATAGATTTCACCACTATGACACAAGTTGCTGAATATATGGGTAGAATCCCACCTGATAAGTTGGCTGATATACTATTTGAATACGGTACATTATATAACGCATTATTAGTTGTGGATATCACTGGAGGTATGGGCGTTGCCACCATCTTGAAACTACAAGATATGAAATATCCCAACCTATATTATGGTGAGAAGGGGGGTCAAGCGCTTAAGAAGCGTAAAGATATGCATAAATATAATTCAGAAAATGAAATTGCTGGATTCCAAGTTGGTAGTGATAGAACTAGATTGGTCTCGACTTTTGAAAAAATGGTCAGAATAAATAAAGATGAAGGTGATAATCACGGTATAAAAATACGTTCGGCAAGACTTATATCTGAGTTACATTCTTTTGTTTATATAAACGGTAGAGCTGACCACGCTAAGAATAAACATGATGACTTGATTATGGCCATGGCTATGGCCTTATTTGTTCTAGAACACTCTTTTAAGCAGTTAAAGGCAAATGAGACCAGAACTAAGGCTATGCTTGCCAGTTGGGTGTCTTTCTCAATGGCTGGTGATGTTAAATCAACGGAGGCGCCTGTCAGAAAAGAATCTAAAAAACCAAACTTTAGTCCAATGGTAGCAAAAAATATGCAAGACCCCACTGGTGAATACATGTGGCTTTTCGGAGGATTCAATAATTATATATAAAGAACACCTAAATATGGCAACACAAAGAACTTTCACTAGAAAAACATACGGCAATAATCCACAGTCACTATACAGGTGGAATGTTAGAACTGGTCCACAGGATAAAACTAGATTCAAGGGAGCTGACGCAAAAGGTTGTGATGCATTGCCTAACAGTCAAGGTGAGGATTGGACAAATGGTTATGTTTATGAACAAGTCATTATCAATGGACAAATTAAACGTTTTGCATATGTTCAATGCGACTATGTTCAATGAATAATTCATTTTTAATCAAATTCGATTATATTTACTTAAAAAGTTATTATGGCTAAAGAGCAAACAATATTCCAACGGCTTACCAGCGTATTCACACCGTCTGGTATAGACCAAGATAAGATAAGTAATAAATACTCCATAGCACCGACTGAGCTTATCAGAACCACTTCTAAAGCTGAATTTGAAACTAAATCACTACAAGCTAGACAGAATAAATTCCTAAGCGGTCTATGGCAGAAGGTTGAGAATGAAACATTCCAAAAAGCCATACAATACGAGATAACTAGGATTGGTGGTTATTCTGACTTTGAGAATATGGAATTCTATCCAGAAATCGCTGCAACTTTGGATATTATGTCAGAAGAAGCGACAACAGTAAACGATATTGGTCGTGTTCTTAATATTTACTCAAATTCACCTAGAGTCAAAGGTGTTTTAGAGGACTTATTTTTCAACAGATTAGATATTCATACCAGCTTACCCATGTGGGTGAGGAACTTGGTGAAATACGGTGATAACTTTGTCTTTTTAAATACAGACGATAAAAAAGGTGTGACTGGCGTAAAACAATTACCGAACTTCGAAATTGAGCGTAGAGAAGGTGGTATTTACGATGCCGTTTATTCTAGAGCAGTAAATAGTAGTGAACCAAGAGAAGATAAGGTTAAATTCTATTGGAGGGGTAAGGACATCGAATTCCAGAATTGGCAGATTGCACATTTCAGGTTATTGGGTGATGATAGAAGATTACCATATGGCACATCTGTATTAGAAAAGGCCAGACGCATATGGAAATTATTGTTGTTATCAGAAGATGCGATGATGGTTTATCGTATCACTAGAGCACCAGAGCGAAGAGTTTATAAAATATATGTTGGTAATTTGGACCCAGAAGATGTACAACCATACATCAATGAAATTGCCAATAGATTCAAAAGAATGCCAGTGATTGACCCTAAAACAGGTCAGTTGGATTTAAGGATGAACGTATTGGGTAATGACCAAGATATCTTTGTACCTGTCAGGGATGAGTCTGCACCTAGCCCTATTGAATCTTTGCCAGGGGCATGTATCGCATTAGATACTCGTATACCACTTTTAGATGGTCGAACTCTAGAATTATCTCAAATAATAAATGAATGGGATAACGGTAATAGAGATTTGTGGGTTTATTCATGTGACCCGATTACGGGAGAACTAGCGCCAGGTGTTATATCATGGGCAGGGGTCACTAGAAAGAACGCTGAGGTGATTAAAATCACGTTAGATAATGGTGAATCCATCACGACAACTCCAGACCATAAATGGGTTCATAGAACTAACGGATTTGTCGAAGCTAAGGATTTGGTTGTCGGTGATTCATTAATGCCTTTCTATAGGGATGAAGAGCATATTTTAAATAAAAAATATTCTAAAAAATATGAGCGTATTTGGGATTCGTCTAAACAAGAATGGGTCTACACACATAGAATGGTTAGTTGGTTTATGAAAGAAGGTAATAATGAACAATATCACACGTTTGAAGGGTCTTATGAAAAAGATAATATGAAGACTATTCATCACATGGATAATAACAGGTTTAATAATAATCCTAAAAATTTATTTTTTATGGATTCTAAGGATCATTATAGATATCATAGACATGAACTTTGGTCGACACCTGAAAAACATAGTACAACAACTAAAAAAATAACTGATGGTATAAATAACTACATATCAAGTCTAACTGAAGAGGAAAAGAAATTTAGGGGTAACCAATCCAAATTAAATTCAATTAATTCTAGAGTTAAAGCTCTTGAATCATTTAAACATAACCCTAATAGAGAAGAAATAATCAAGGCTAGAGGTAAATCTATCAGTAAAGCTAAATCTACATTAGAATTCAAAGAGAAGTTTTCTGAAATTGCTAAAACTAATTGGCAATCCGAAGAATACAAAAATAAAGTTTTCTCTAAAAAACAAAACTTAATTTTTACTGATGAACTTTATAATATGTTTTTTGAAATGTTTAAATTAACTGGTAGAGCCGATTTAGCATTAACCGAATTGAACCAGTCAGAAGACTTTATGCGTGAATTCAATGAACCAAATTCAGATATCAGAAGCTCATTAACCAATTTAGGTGAATTTACACATAACCATCTAAGTAAAATGTTGAAAGATAGAGGATTTAACAATTATAGAGAATGGTCAAAAACCAAAGCTTTAGAATTAGGTTATAAGAATCTTAGAGCTTGGAGGTATTTTATTGAAAAAGATAAAAATAAAGTTGAATTATATAACCATAAAATAACTTCAATAGAATGGTTGACTGATACAATCGATACTGGTACTATAACCGTAGACGGTAACGAAATTTATCATAATTATCACACATTCGCAACCGAAAGTGGTGTGTTTATTAAAAATAGTAACCTTGGAGAAATCGCAGATATTGAGTACCTTCAGCGTAAACTTTTCACAGCGTTAAGGGTACCTAAAGCATTCTTAGGTTTCGATGAAGCTCAAGGTGAAGGTAAGAATTTAGCTCTTTTGGATATCAGATTTGCAAGAACTATTAACCGTATTCAACAAGCTATTATACAAGAACTGAATAAGATTGCCATTATACATCTTATTCTATTAGGTTTTGATGATGAGTTGGATAATTTCACCATCACAATGAATAATCCATCGACACAGGCTCAGATGTTGAGAATTCAGAACTTACAGTCCAAAGTAACTCTGGTGAAAGATGCTGTATCTGATATAGGTAATGGTTTCGGTGTCATGTCATTGACTAGGGCCAGAAGAGAGATATTGGGTTGGAATGATGAAGAAATCAGACAAGACCTGTTGGAGCAGAGAATGGAAAAGGCGGCATCCGCTGAATTGGCTAACACCGCTAACGTTATTAAGTACACAGGTATGTTTGATAAGGTTGATAAGTTATATGGTGATATAGAAATCGCAAAGATGGGTGGTGTATTACCAGAAGGTGGTGAAGGTGAAGCTGGCGGTGACGCTGGTGGTGATTTCGGAGGTGGCGGTGGTGGAGGTTTCGGAGGTGGTGGAGGTTTCGGAGGTGACTTAGGAGGTGACACTGAATTCGGTGAGGCCGAAGGTGGTGAAGCTGAAGGTGGTGAGGAAATACCCACACCAGAGACTGAAGAGGCCCCAGCTGAAGCTGAAACTCCAGAAACCGCACCAGTACCAGAGATAGGTGAATCATTTAAGAAAACTGAAAAGTTATTAACGGAAGAAATTGTTAGACTCAAGAAACAAGTTGAGTCTAGGGTTAAAAAATATTCTGACATTTACATGGATAGACTTTTGGAATCCGTAAATAGGTTTGACCACGACAAGATTGTTAACGAAAATAAGGTTAAAATGTATGATAAGGGGTTCATGTTAAATGAGGAAATCAATGATATTCTGAAAAATATTGATGAGACCGTTAAAAAAAGATGACCTATTACTGATAATGAACATATTTATATGAAAATACTTTCACATGCATAACTTCGGTTCGTTATTAGATACACTTAAAGAATTTGTCACTGATTCAATCGTAGACAAAAAACCATATGATAAGAAAGCGCTTAAATCTGTATTTAAGCTCATACGTGAGAATTCAGCTTTGAATGCCCAATTCAAGGTATATGAGGAGTTTGACGAATTTCATTCTGAGGATGATTTCACCATATCTGAATATATCAATGAATCTATTGCCAACGTAAAGAAATTCTCGGCAAAAGAACTTAAATCGGCTAACAATCTATTCAAGAGTGAACTGGATAAGCTGACAGGTGGTAAGGCTATCGTTGAAACGTCTGATTTGGACTCTGCAATATATAGAGCGTTGTCATCTACTAAGCCTAGTGAAAAGTCTTTGGCTAAGAATGTGATAAAAGAGCATATTAAAGCTAATAAACCTAAGTTGGTTGAGTCATCTGATTACGTACCTACGGATATGTTGGTGAAGGTATTATCAGAGCGTTTTAACAAAAAATATTCTGACATGTCTGAATCGGAACTGAATATTATTAAAACCGTGGTTGAGAAGAACGGTGAAAAAAAAGAGCAGAACTTTAGACAAGTTGTCAAAGAATGTATCGAAGCTGTAAACGCTCAATTATCTGAAAGTGATACCACGGTAAAAGAAAAACTATTATCAGTTAAAGAACGCTTGTTAGAGATGCATTATAATGATGATAGTTATGAGACCGATATGGTCAGAATAATAGGCTTAAAAAATTCTTTGGTGTAATATGAACGTTCTGAATGATACCATCGTAACGGAAGTATCTAGTGATGCTCTAGTTAATCAAACAAGTTATAATGCATGGAATGCTTTGGATTTCTGTAACGGCATACATTGCAAGCGAATAATGACACCAGACAGTTATAAAGGGTTTCTCCTTAGATATGATAAGGGTATGAAAACACCAAAGCATTATAACTCTGAAGAGTATGAGATACTTCAAGTTAGAGATGGTATCATAGTAGATTTAATGACCAATGAGGTTTATTCAAAAGGTGATACTATAGTGTACGATAAAGGCCAAGAACACGAAATTAAATGTATCGATGAGGCATATGTTTTCTGTGTTATGACCGATAAGCAAGAGGTCGTCAAAAAAATTGCCGCTTAATATAAACTTTTTTTATGAAAAAATTTGACTCGACACAAAATTATTGTTATACTTAATAAAATAAGTAACAATAATGCAGAAAAAAGGTAGAGTTAATCAAATCAACACATTCACAAACCATAAGGTAAAATACGGTACCGTGGATTTTAATGATAATAAATCCATATATGTGAACATAAACACATGGGTCAGACCCAAACAATCTGAATTGACCCCAGAAGTACTGGTTAAAAAACTTAACAAAGATATTAGAAAGCACCTACACACTTATCTATCAAGTGTTGACACGATTTCAAAATATATTGTTGATACAGATTTAAGAAGTTCTGGAATAAAAAAAACCAAGAAAAGTTTCATGTCATCAGATATAACTTTATTCACCAATAAGAATTTTAATGAAATTGGTGAAGATGTTATTAACCTTTGTTCATACTTGATTAATAAGGTTGAAAATCAATATATGGACGACTTGGAGTTCAACAAAAGAAAAAAATAACTTTTATCGACATATTGCATATTTATTATAAAATGCAAACATGTCGAATCTATCGATTTTAAGGGCTGGCGAGACTGGTAAAGGATATCTCATCGAACACGATGCAGGTTTCATATCCCCAGATGACAAACGCAACCTGCCTTTTATAAATGAAATGAAGAAGTTCGAGCAAGGCTCGAATGTTATCACAGAACCATATTACGTATACGCTGTATTGCAGAAATACGGTGTTAAGAACCGTAATGGTCGTGTATACCCAGAAGATATTTTAAAGTCACAAGGAAAGGCTTATCAAGTACTTATTGATGAGAGAAGGGCCATAGGTGAATTAGACCACCCAGAGGCTTCCATTATAGCTGGTGATAGAGTGTCCCATAACATTGTTGAAATGTGGTGGGAGGGTAACGTTATGATGGGTAAGGTTGAGATACTAATGTCGCCAGGTTTCATTAACATGGGTATCGTATCCACCATGGGTGACCAAGTTGCCAATCTTTTAAGACATAGAATCAAGATAGGTGTATCGTCCAGAGGTGTCGGTTCAGTTGAAGATGTTAATGGAATACAAGTGGTTCAGAACGATTTCGAATTGATTTGTTGGGATATTGTGACTAATCCAAGTACACCAGGCTCTTGGATATTCAATGATATGAAAGAATCCAAACCAATGAAAATGGAGGTTGTGGAATCTAAAAGTAAGATAATCAGCGGTTTAGATAAATTTTTATTAGGATAAAAAAATTTTTACACGAAGTTAACATATTTATTTATAACGAAATATAATTTTTTTTTATCATTTACGCAACTGTTGCATATTTATTAGAAAAAACCATTAATAAAAAAAGTAATAAACTAAAATACAAATGGAAAAAAACAAAAAAAATGATTTGGTGCAAGAAGCTCTTTCAGACATTCTGTCTATTAAAGAAGCTTTAACCGAGAACGCGAAAGAAACACTTCGAGCTATTGCTAGGGAAGAAATTGACAGCGTGATCAAAGAGTCGTTATCAGAGGATGAGGATGATTTTGAAGAAGAGGATGTTGATGCGGAGGTAGAAGGTTCCGAAGAAGAGGAAATGGAAATGGACTCTGAGGAAGCCGAAGGTGAAGAAGAGGTTGAAATGGACCTTGATTCACTTGATGGTGACACTGAACTGGAAATCGATGTTGATGATGTCGAAATGGGTGCTGACGAAGAAGAGGTTGACATGGACGATATGGACGTGGTTGACGTTGATTTGGCAGATGACTCAGATGCGGAAGAAATCGATCTAACAGGCGCTTCTGATGACATGGTACTTTCAGTTTATAAAGAACTGTCAGCTACCGATGAGATTGAGGTCGTAGGTGATGAGATTCACTTGGACATCAAGGAGCCAGGTAGGTTTATCCTCAAGCCAAAGAATTCACAAGTTGAAATCGAGGTTGATGATGAATTGGAAATGGAAGGTGAAATGGGTATGGAAGAAGCCATCTATGAGGTCTATATGGACGAAGCTGAAGAAATGGAAGAAGGTTATGATATGGCCGAAGAAATGGATGAAGCTGAGGATGTGGAAGAGGCTGAGAAAATCGAAGAGGCAATCCCTGTCGGTACGGCTCAAGCTCGTAGAATGCCAGGTCGTAACACACCTATCAAAGGTGCTGGTGCAAGAGGTGTTAAGGTTGAATCTAAATCTTCACAGTACGAAGCCCTTCTTACTGAATCCAAAAAACTCAAAAAAGAGAACGAAGAATTTAAGCAGAATCTGGTTAGTTTCAGAAAGACGCTTGCTGAGACCGCTCTCTACAACTTCAATCTGACCTATGCAACTAAGTTGTTCTTGGAGCATGCAACAACTAAGGACGAGAAACTTAGCATCATGGAAAGATTTGATGGTGTTAAATCAATCAAAGAATCAAAAGCTCTTTACGACAAAATCGTAGGTGAGCTGGGTTCAAGGAAGACCATCAGCGAAAGTGTGTCAAAACTCGATAAAGCTGTTACTTCTGGAAAATCCAACTTAAGCGAACAAACCGCTTATGTAGATAATGAAACTGCTCGTATCCGTGAACTGATGGAGCGAGTTGAAGGTAAGAAATTACTTTAATAATAATAACAATTAAATAAAAACAAAAAAAAATGTCACATCTATTAACTTCTGGTATGGTCGGTAACATCGGCCTTAACCACATGAAAGAAGTAAGGAAGAAAGTCCAAGAAAAATGGGATCAAACAGGCTTCCTTACAGGTCTTCAAGGCCACATCAAAGAAAACATCGCACAGCTGTATGAGAACCAAGCTTCCAGCTTGATTACTGAGGCTACCGATGCAACTTCTTCTGGTTCATTCGAAACTGTTGTGTTCCCAATCGTGAGACGTGTGTTCTCCAAACTGCTTGCCAATGATATCGTATCTGTACAAGCTATGAACCTGCCTATCGGTAAGCTGTTCTACTTCGTACCTGTTACTTCATCTAGGGTAAACGGTGCTGGTACTGCTGGTAACGACTATGCTACTGTACCTTATGGAACTACGTTCTCAGCTCACACTGGTATGAATCAGCTTCCTGAGTGTGTTGGTCTTGGTGGTTGTGTAGTGACTCCGTTCTTGCAGAAGAATCTGTATGATATTTTCTATAACGATGGTTTGTTCGATAACTCAAAAGGTACATTGACTATTAAGGCTGGTACCGCTAATAAAGTTGCATTGAACGTGAATGGTGGTTTTGATGATATCGCCCCGTCTGCAACATTAGCCACCGCAACCGATGGTTCAGTTCGTGAAGTTATCCTTCGTGTGTCTGGTTTTACTAGTACTAATAAAGGTCGTTTGACAGGTCCTGATGGTAACCAAATGGATACTGAATCGTTCTTAGCTTCCTTGATTGTGTATAATACTGGTTCAGTTATTCTCGATTCTAACGGTAATACTATTATCGGGGCCTCTTCAGTTACTGATGGTACCAATAAAGTTCCATTCCGTGTAGTAACTCAGAAATATGGTAAGGGTATCGTTGAATATGATGATATTTGCGATAACGCAGGTCACATCTACTTAGGTCTTGACCTTACTCACCCAGTATCTATCAACGCAACAAACACCACATTCGATGGTTACATCGGTATGTCAGCTACCACTGCTAGTGCAACTACTTTCGGTGTTGCTTGGGCTGAATATGCAACTCTCGAATTCGAGACTGAAATGGGCGAAGTATCCTTCCGTCTTGATGAAGTTGTTGTATCTGTTGAAGAGCGTAAGCTTCGTGCTACTTGGTCTCCTGAGCTTGCTCAAGACGTAAGTGCATTCCATAACATCGATGCTGAGGCTGAACTTACCGCTCTGCTTTCTGAGCAAGTTGCTTCTGAAATCGACCGTGAAATCCTTCGTGACCTCCGTAGCCTTGGTGCTTGGCAGATGCGTTGGGACTACTACGGTTGGAGAAAGGCTAGCCTTGCTGCTAACGCTTACACTCAGAAGGATTGGAACCAGACCCTTATCACTAAGGTGAACCAGATTTCTGCTCAGATTCACAAGTCTACTCTTCGTGGTGGTGCTAACTTCATCGTAGTATCTTCAGAGATTTCTGCAATCTTCGATGACCTC